GGATAAGAAGAACCCCAACAAGAAGTCCAAGCCTTTGACCGATAAGCAGAAGTCAATGGCGAAGCGCCGTGCCGCTGACGCTGGGCGCCCCTACCCGAATCTCGTCGACAACGCATGGGCGAAGCGCCAATGAGCATCAACTATCGCGGCGAAAAGTTTGCTGGCTACAACAAGCCGAAGCGCACCCCAGGGCACCCCGAGAAATCCCATGCTGTACTTGCCAAGTCGGGCGACCAGGTGAAGTTGATTCGGTTCGGGCAGCAGGGAGTCAAGGGTTCGCCTGAGGGTTCGAAGCGCAACAAGGCGTTCAAGGCTCGCCACGCGAAGAACATCGCCAAGGGCAAGATGTCAGCCGCGTATTGGGCTGACAGAGTAAAGTGGTAAAGTCCATCCGTCAAGGGAGAGCCATGAGCAAGTACAAGTCGAAGTCCGCCAAGATGCGCCACGAAAAGTCTGAAGGCAAGAAGGAACGCATGATGGAGTATGGCTCCGCCAAGCGCGGAAAAAAGAAGGGCAAGAAGTAATGCCCCTTCCCAAGAACAAGACGTCTTCGGTCAAAGGTGCCCCTGCCAAGGAGTACCGTCCTGCGCCGAAGGCGAAGAAGGGTAAGCGCACCCGCAAGTCGTCTGCCAAGGCACAAGCGGGCTCATTCCCAGGGTACGGAACTTACGGAGTAAAATGACCACAGTTGCGACGATTCTCAACCGAGCGTCGCGCCACATGTTAGCGGGGACCGTTGAAGAGCGGAACAAACTGGCGACGAGTATCGACTCAGACGACACGACTGTTGTATGCAGTTATGACGTTGGCGGGCTTCGTCCTGGCACTGTATTTGAGATTGAATCAGAACTCTTCTACGTTTGGGATTCCAGCCCTGCGGCGAAAACGCTCACAGTAGAACGTGGTTACGCTGGCACGACGCCAGCGTCGCATACTTCTGGAACGGTCATTACTGTTTCACCCCGTTTCCCGCGTGTACAAATGCTGGATGCTGTCAACTCCGAACTCGATGACTTGTCATCCACAGCCAACGGTTTGTTCCGTGTTGTAACCGTTGATCTCACCTACAACGGTTCCGACCGCCAAATCGACATCACTAGTTCTGGCATCATCTTGGAGTTGCTGGATGTGCGGCTTCGTTACCAGTCAGATGACTTCCCTGTTATCCATAGTTGCCGACTGCAAACTGGTTTGCCGACCTCAGATTTCCCGTCAGGCAACACTCTCGTATTCGACGAACCCGTCATGGCTGGGACTGTTCGTGTCCGCTACAAGGCGCCCTTTACCCGCGCCACAACCGAATCATCAGACCTGACTAGCGCCTGCTTTCTGCCCGCAACTTGCGACGACATCATTGAGATGGGCGTTGTTCTTCGCATGATGGCGGGGCGTGAAATCAAACGGAACTTCACCGAATCCCAGGGCGATACCCGACGCGCAGAGGAAGTCCCCGCAGGCGCTGTTGGCAATTCTTTTACCGCTATCCAACGTCTTCGTCGCGAACGAATCATTGCCGAGGCTGGGCGCCTCAAAGCGCAGTATCCGATCAAGTTTAGGAAGTAGCCCATGGCTACGCTGCTGCGTTTCACCGACGCATACAACCCAGCAACTGCGTTCTACACAGGGACTGGGGCAACCGAACTTGTCCCCGACATTTTCCCAATTGCTATCAACGGTCGCCCGTACATGTTGGACATGCGTTCAGGTCAATTCACTCGCCAGTTCGACGCCAGAGTCCGAGACTCTGTTGACCAGTCGACTGAACCTGGCGAATCAGCACTGAACCCTCAGGGGCTGTGGCGCCGCTCACAGTCCTCTTGGCATTACGGCGCTGGTCAGCAGTACTCGGATACCGCCGACGCTGAAGCGTATCGGTTCAACTCCAGCAAAGGTGTTGATGTATGGACCAAGGGTCGCTTGTCTCTGCTGAAAGACACCACCAAGGTGTACTCGTCGGCGAACAGCAACCTCTATGCAACAACGGCAGACAGCCGCTTGTACGGGTCAGACGGTCAAACCGTGCGTTTCACCACAGACTTTGTAACAGTCACGACGGTGACTGGCACCGCCGCGTCCAACATCTACAGCATCACATCAGATGGTTACAACGTCTTTTACTCGTATGCCAACGGAGACATTGACCAAACCAACGCAGGCATCAGCACGTCGTCCACCTACATCACTGGCATCGAAGCAGGCAAACTTGCCTATGTCAAGGGTCGCCTCATGGCAACTGGGCAGGGCGCTGACAAGCACAAGATTTGGAACATCACTGCCCCTGCTGGGACCAACCAAAATAACCCTGGCGCTTTGTACACCCACCCCAACACCAACTTCAACTGGGTGGGATTCGCCGCAGGACAGAATCACATTTACGCGGCAGGCTACGCAGGCAACGTCAGCCTCGTCTACAAGACCGCGATCAAAGCAGATGGCACAGCGCTCGACATTCCTAGTGTCGCAGCAGAACTGCCCCAAGGCGAAATCATCACTGAAATCTATGGCTACCTCGGGTACGTTGTAATCGGCACGACGACAGGTTTCCGCCTGTGCTCCTCCGATGGAGACGGCAACTTGGTCGTCGGACCGCTAATCAAGATTGACCGCTCAGTCACCGCTTTTGCTGGCATCGGTCAGTACATCTACTTCGCGTGGAGCAACTTCGACAGCACTTCTACAGGCATCGGGCGCATGGACATTTCGGTGTTCATCTCACCCAATCAGCCCGCCTACGCCTCCGACCTGATGGCAACGGCGCAAGGCAGCATCGTCGCTATCCACGAGTTCAACGACCAGCCGATGTTCACCGTCGCAGGGCAGGGCGTCTACACCCCGCACGCCACCAACCTTGTATCGTCGGGCTACCTCCGCTCGGGCATCTACCGATGGGGTGTCCCCGACGCCAAGTTCATCCCCAAACTCGACGTCCGCTGCCTGCCCCTGGAGGGTTCGGTTCAACTGTCTGTTGCCTCGGATGGTGGGGACTTTTTCGACTTTGCAGTATTTGATACCCCGAATGCCAGAGAAAGAACCGTCGATGGCTTGGAAGCCAAGGTCTTTGAAGCAGAAATCAAGATCACGTTGAACCGTGCCGCTGTCACCTCGACTGGTCCGACCATCACCCGATGGATGGCACGCGCCTACGCCGCCCCACTCCGCTCCCAAATCTTCCAGGTGCCGATCATCATGCACCACAAACTGAACCTGCGGGGACGCGAGTACTACCAAGACGTCGACGAAGAACTGCGCCTCCTACGCGACCTGGTGGAAAACCCTCGTGTCGTCACCTACCAGGAAAACCTGGAAACCTTCGCGGTCGTGGTCGAGAACGTCCAGATGCAGGTGCAGAACTTGGTGTACGCCCACTCGGATAACGACCATGAGGGCACGGCTATTGTGGTGATGCGTAGTGTACGATAAGGACGGTTATGCCAGCAGTAACTCGTAGACAGTACAAAGGCGCCGCGGCGCAGACGACGATCACGAACGCGCTCGCGTCGGGTGATACGTCATGCACGCTTGCAGCGACGACGGGATGGCCCTCAACGGGTGGTGTCCCGTTCTATGTTGTCATCAGCCCTGGGACTGCGAACGAAGAGAAGTGCTCTGCCACGATCTCTGGTTCGGTGCTGACGCTCACCCGTGCACAGGATGACACGACCGCCCAGTCGCATGCGTCGGGCGCGACGATCTACCCCGTGTTCACCGCTGACGAAGCGGATGAGGCGAACAAACTTGCCTCCACCCTCACGACTCGTGGCGACCTGCTCACGATGGGCAGCGGTCCAGACTTCGCTCGACTTGCAATCGGTGGCGCTGGCGCGATTCTGCGTTCGGACGGAACTGACCCGTCATGGTTGACCGTTGGAAGCAACGGGACGTTCCTTCAGTCCACGGGTTCTGGGCTACAGTGGACGACGGTTTCTACGTCTGGCGAAGATGACCAGATCGTTATCGCAGTTCAGTGTTTCAGTTAGGAGTCACCAATGGCAACTTTCACTAAGACGATTCTCTCAGGTTCAACGGATGGTCGCGGCATCCTCGTTGCTGCAACGTCCAGCCCTGGCACGACGATTCACACTGGCTCCACGACAACGGCGACGCTGGATGAAATCTGGCTGTACGCCATGAACACGGATACGACGGCTCGCAAGTTGACGATTCAGTGGGGTGGCACCACGTCACCGAACGATGAGATTGAAGTTACTGTGCAGCCTGAGGCTGGTTTGGTAACGATTGCCCCTGGTTTGCTTATCAAGGGCAACGCAACGGCGTTGATTGTGCGTGCGTTCGCTGCAACCACTAACGTCATCACCATCCACGGGTTCGTCAACCGTATTGCTTAGGAGATTCTGAGTGGCAACTCCTCGTCGTACACTCGGGTACGTCTCATCGCTAGTTACGCAAACCGTCAACGTCAACGGTTATGGTACGGCTACTGGTGGTATTGGCTCGCCCACGTCGGTGACGATCAGCAGCGTCAACTACCAGTATCTCACCTTCACGAGCACGGGAACGCTCACCATCACGAAGGCTGGACTGTTTGACGTTCTGCTTTGTGGCGGTGGCGGTGGCGGTGGCTCCGTTCCGCAGGCAAACAATCGCGGTGGTGGCGGTGGTGCTGGCGGTATGGTGCGCGAAATCGTCTATCTGGATGCCAACGCAACAGTGACGATCGGTGCTGGTGGCGCGGCTAATAACCCTGGTTCTGGTTCAACGATTGGTGGAACTACACCTAGCGCAACTGTGGACAACATCAGCGCACTTGGCGGTGGATACGGTGGCTATCGCACCTCAGATAACAGTATTCGTGGCGGTCATGGTGGTTCGGGTGGTGGCGGCGGGGGATCACAAACAGGCGCAGACGGTGGCGCATCTATTGGGGCGCAAGGTTTCGGTGGGGCGAACGAAGCAAGTAGTATCGGTGGTGGCGGTGGTGGTGCTGGCGCTGCTGGTTCTGGTGGTAACGGTGGAGCAGGTATTGACGTTGCAGGATTCATCGGTGGTTCCGCACTATTCAAGTGCGGTGGCGGTGGCGGTGGAGCAGTGACGACCGCAGGAACTGGTGGGTCATCCATCGGTGGTAACGGTGGCAACAATGCGAGTGGTTCTGCTGCTGCTGCGAATACGGCTTCTGGTGGTGGGGGTGCCAGTGACAATGCTGGCAATACGAGCCGCGCTGGTGGTGCTGGTGGTTCTGGAATCGTTTACATAAGGTGGCGAGTATGACGCGCTCTTACATGGGTTATGTTTCGTCGCTCACGACGAACACCGTTGCGGCTTACACCGTGCTGAACGTCGATTATCTTTTGGTTGGTGGTGGCGGTGGTGGCGGTTCCGCTACTGGCAACTCTGGCGGTGGCGGTGGCGGTGGCGGTTTTATTGAGGCATCTGGCGTAGTTACTAGGGGAACGTACACCGTCACTGTTGGCGCAGCGGGAGCAGGAGCCTCACAGCAGTACGGACGCAATGGAACTGCTAGTTCGTTTTTGCGTAGCGCGAATGGTGGTGGCGGTGGTGCTTCTGCATCTGACGGAGCAGCGCAAGGAAACGTAGGTGGCTCGGGTGGAGGCGGTGGTCGTGTCGGCAACGGTGGCGCGGGCATTTCTGGAGAAGGCAACGCTGGTGGGGCATCAGGCGCGACAACTAACGGTGGCGGTGGTGGTGGCGCAAACGCAACTGGTAGTAACGGCAGCGGAACCACTGGCGGTAATGGTGGCGCAGGTAAGAGCAACTCGTACAACGGCACCAACCAGGCATACTCGGGCGGTGGCGGTGGTGCAGGTTCTGTAACGGCAGGTGCCGCAGGCGACGCATCTGCCGCAGCCAGTCCGAACAGTGCTCCCGCAAATCGCGGCGGTGGCGGTGGTGGTGCAACGAGCGCCACTGCAGGAAATGGTGGTTCAGGTCGCGTCGTGATTCGTGCACTCACGGCAGACCTCGCGCCTGTCAGCATTTCCACGACAGGAAGTCCTGCTACTGGCACCAACGGTTCCTACACTTACTGGGACTACACTGCTTCTGGCACATTCGTGGTAGCGTGAGGTAACAAACATGGCGCACTTTGCACAACTCAACAACGACAACATGGTTGTCCAGGTCATTGTCATTGGTAACGACGACTGTGGTGGTGGTGATTTCCCAGCATCAGAAGCCGCTGGTCAAGAGTTCATCGCATCTCTGAATCTTCCTGGCATGTGGAAGCAAACCTCATACAACGGAAACTTTCGGGGGAAGTACGCTGGCATTGGCGACACCTACGATGCCGAACTAGATGAGTTCGTCACCCCGACGCCGCCCGCGGCGTAGCCTTCGCTGGATTCTTTTCGCACCAGCAGCAACACTCGCCTGGTTCGCACCAGCATCCGCTGAACCCGTAGAGGGACTCAACGCAGTCGGATACATCATCCCCGACACAGAAGAACCGCAACGTGTAGATGACCTGTACGAGGTGTGCGGGTCTGAGGTTGAGAACAACATCAACCGCAACTTCGAGGGCGAGCCGTTCCAAGACTGTCCGACCGACTTCTTCATGTTGCACTACTCAGGGTTCATCACGTTCCCTGAGGCAGAGCAGATACAACTCATGGTCGCCGCCGATGATGGTGGCATTATGCAGATCGGTGACGTAGAGTTCGGCACTTGGGATTTGAAAGGATGTCAGTGGAGCGAAATCGTCACCGTTACCCCCGAGGCTGGTTCGTATCCGCTCGATGGCTGGTTTTACGAGTGGGGTGGTGGCACATGCTTCATGCTCGCTTGGCGCATCGGAGACGGGTATTGGGAGATCGTGCCCGATGAGGTGTTTACTCGCGACCCTGTTTCTGTAACGCCTGTCACGTCGACCACTGTCTTAGAGCAGGGGACTACGACCACCGAAGAGTCGACCACTACCACTGAAGAAACGACTACGACCACAACGTCGACGACCACCACTTCGACGACAACAACGACTACAACGCAGGCGCCGCCTCCTCAAACAACTACTGCGCCTGTTCCTCCGACGACTGCCGTACCCGTTCCTCCGACGACGGAAGCGCCTCTGGATACGACGACTGTTCCAGAAGCAACATCAACCTTGCCTCCCGCTCCGACCTCCCTGCCCGCACTTCCGACAACAGTGCCTCCGAGGACAACTGTTCCCGAGACAACGCTCCCCCCAACGACCGCACAAACCACAACAACGACCCAAGCCCAGCCAACAACAACAGCCCCAACCCCAACCATCCTGCCAACAACCACCGTGCCACCAGCACAGGCTATCGCCGAGGCATCCCCACAACAGATCGCTTCGGCTATTGCCGACATCCCACCCGATCAGGCGGCACAAGTCTTTGCTGAACTCGACGTGTCAGAACTCGATGAAGAACAGCAGGCGGCACTGGTCGAAGCAGTTCAGTCCGCCCCACCCGAAGTTCGTGCCGCGTTTGAAGACCAGGTGGACATCTTCAAAGAAGGACTGGACGACTACGTTCCTGTCGGTTCGAACATCCCTGTTGGGGAACGCCGTGTTCTCGTGGCTATCGGTGCCGCGATCACAGCGGCAGGGGCGGCTACTAGGATGCGAAGATAATGAAAAAGTTCTGGGCTTACCTCACTGAGCAAACCTGGACACTGGCGGGGACGGGTCTAGTTCTAATCACATTGTCGGGACCGACGCTGCGTCAAGCCCTGTGGCTGACGGGCGTCGCCCTCGTGCTACATTCGGTACTTACTTTCACGACAGGGGAGGACAAGGAATGACACGGTTCATGGAACTGGCAAACAAGACCATCGCTAAGACTCTTGACTTAGGACAGAGGTTGTTCTCCCTGTTCGTTGCCACCGCCCTGCCCGCCATCACGGGTGGTGCGGTCATCGGCGTGTCGGTCGTCAAGTCAGCGCTGATCGCAGGCTTCATGGCTGTTGCTGGGGTGCTCCAGAAACTCGCCGCCGCCTCGACGGATGGCGAACTGACCGCAGAGGAAATCTCCGAAGCGTTCCGAAAGTAAGCCATGGCTGACAAGTATCCAGTAGTCAAGGTCACCCTGTGTGACCACCTGAAAGGGGTAAAACCAGGTGAACTCGATTCGTCGCTTCTTCGCGGCATTGAAGGCAAAGGCAAACTCCATCATTGTGCGGCTGACGCATACGAAGCAATGGACGCAGCCGCCAACGCCGAAGGCATCGACCTCTCCCCAACCTCGCAAGCGGACACC